TGGTGTAAAACGATAATTTGTAGCATTGTCGTAAGCAGAAGCAGTATCAAATTCTTCTGTATTACATTGAACTTTTGTGTAAGAACCAGTAATTGATTGTGTAGTACTTTGATAAGCACTAAACGCTGGCATATTACCGCTAACCATTACAGTACCAGTAGCAGCAGGCATAGTTGCCGTAAAGTTACTAGCGGTTGCAGGTTCTTGGATGGTGATTTGACCACCACCGCTTGATTGAAGTACAAGACTCATAATATAATCCATCGCTGATTAGAAGCAATAGTAACCGAGAACCCAGACGAAATCGTAATCGGACCGACTGAGAGGCAGTTCTTACCGCTTGTAGTTGTTATGTTCTCTGCAATAGAGTCTTCGTTGTAAGCAATCGCTTTACTTGCTGCCGTACCAAAGTATTGACCACCAGCTACAGTAGCAGTAGTGACTGATGTTACTAAACCTTTACCGTTAACCGTAATAACAGGGATAGAACTCGATGAACCAAAAGAACCTGTTGTGCTGTTAACTGTTGCTAGTGTTGCATTAGTTATGTTAGCACCAGAACTACCTGACAAAGTTAAATCACCACCAGTGACAGAGATGGGGACATTTGCAAAAGAAGTGCTTGTACCGTCGGTAGTGATAAACTTACCAGCGTTACCTGTTTGACTTGGAGTGTAGCTTGCTGCTAAGGTAGCAGAGTTAGCTGCATTGGTTGCTGAAGTTGCAGCGGATGTAGCACTATTGGCTGCATTAGTTGCACTGGTAGAGGCTGCACTGGCACTGTTACTTGCATTAGTTTCTGATGTAGCAGCGTTCGATGCAGAGGTAGAAGCACTTGATGCAGAACTAGCTGCATTGGTAGCTGAGGTAGCTGCTTCACCTGCTTTGGTAGTGGCTATACCTGCTTGAGTAGTAGCTGTTGTAGCTGATGTTGAAGCACTAGAAGCAGAAGCTGCTGCGTTGGTTTCTGATGTAGCTGCATTGCTTGCAGATGTTGAAGCCGCTGACGCAGACGATGCAGCAGCAGTTGCTGACGTAGAAGCATTGGATGCACTCGTAGAAGCACTACTTGCAGAACTGGCTGCATTAGTGGCTGAAGTGGATGCTGCAGATGCGCTGGATGCAGCGTTAGTGGCAGAGGTAGATGCTGAAGATGCCGAAGAAGTGGCAGAAGTTGCAGCAGTTTCTGCATTAGTCTCTGCAGTCTCTGCGTTGGTTTCTGCTAGTTCAGCAGCAGTTTGAGCTGTCTCTGCAGCTAGCTGTGCAGCCTCAGCAGCAGCTTGCGCTGTCTCTGCATTGGCTTCAGCAGTCTCAGCATTGGTCTCGGCTGTCTCTGCGTTAGTCTCTGCAGTAGCTGCAGCAGATGCAGAAGCACTAGCAGCACTAGCGGAGTTTGAAGCAGAAGTAGCACTAGCAGAAGCAGCGTCAGCATCGGCTTGTACTTCTACAGCGAGTTCACGAATGAGTAATGCTTCACTAGAAGAATCCGCTACAGCGTCTCCTGCACCACCTGCACCCCGGTATATGCTCAAAATTAATCTCCTTGACTTGTTTAAAGACTCTTATTAAAGAACCCTTAAACAAGACAGCCCTAATTAAAGGGCTATCCTGAGTTTTTACTACTTAGGCGTTTACAGCCAATACGAAGCCAGCTTCTGGACGTACAACTTTAGTGCCGAACAATGTATCAGCAGTGTAAAGTGTAGACAGATAGTCTTGCTTGTACTGAGTCTGTGAACGAACACCTAACTGCTCTGCCAATACCATTGTGTCGGTATGGAACAAGAGTGCAGCTTTGATTGCGTCACCAGCGGTGTTGTCACCAGCAGTCTCAATCGTAGGCATATTGCTCGACACATAGATGTCGATGCCATACAGCTTACCGATTTGACCATTGTTTACGCCACGACCATCAACGAAGTCAGAGCTGTTATAACGGTCAATACCCATGATTGCGTTACGCAGTGAAGGAGGAATCGCAAACTTACGACCATCCATTGGTACGTCAGCGTCGTCCATCAACTGGATGAGCTTACGGAAACCAGCGTCAGTGAACAAGTCAGAGGTGGTTACAGTGTCGAGAGCATAAGCTGTCAAACCTGTCGAAGCGTCGATGAAGTACGCATTGCTGTGTACCCAATCAGAAGCGTCGCCGTCGCCGAACGATTTACCTTGAGCGATGAGGTCGTCATCAACTTGTTTAGCCAAAGCGTAACCAGCGTCTTCCGTGTAGAAAGAACGGAGCGATGCCAAAGCCTGAACTTCGACGATGTCCTCGATGAAACGTGAGTACTCGAAATGACGGTTGATTAGAACCTGTACTTCGCTCTCAACATCAGCTTGGATGGTAACGGCAGTGTTTGCAGCCTTGAGGGTTGCAGAACCACGAGTTGGCTTAGGAATGTGCAGCGTGTCGCCTTTTTTGCCTTTGAAAGACATTTTGCGAACAAGGTTTGCCAATACTAAGTTTTTCTGATAGGCAGCGATGACTTCATCAGACCAAATTTCTGGTACGAAGGTTGCTGCGTTTGTGCTGTTTACAATCGAACCCGAGTTACCGGGGTATGCTACTTTAGATAGTGCCATGATGTATTTCCTTTAATTAGAAAGTCTAAAATTACTTAACTCTCCCCTCTTGGTATGCTTGCATAATCTCGTCAGAGAGTTGCATATACCTGTCAGGGTCGGTCATTCTCAGTTTAATAAGGTCTGCTCTCCGATATACTTTTCGACTGGTTTCACCAGCACCACCAACATCGACTGTAGCTGCACGCATTGCCTGTTCTTGAGCTTTGCTTTCTACATTGGCTGATTGTTGAACTTGGTTCTGCTGTTTGATTTGTTTGAGTTCCTTGTAGGTACTTAACAATTCATCAGCGGATTCAAAGTCAAACTCAGCGTCTGCTTTAGCAAACAAGTTTAAGCGAATAGCAGAAGATTTAACCCAATCTTGAAAACCGCTATCGGATGCGATAGTGGCAAAGTCTGGGTGCTTAGAAGCCAGTTGTTGTGCTGTCTTCATGCGCTTCATTTCTAACGCTGCTTGTCTTGCTTCAAGAACTGCAGGATGCTTCTCTACTTGTCTGTTGACCGCACTAGCTGGGTCTGCAAAAAAGTCTTCTTCGAGCGATTCTTCAATAGGCTTCGCTTCCTTAGCCTTAGAGTCGAGTTGTTGTTTTAACAGTTGGTCCGCAAGACTTCGTACTTCATGAACCTCATTTGCTTGTCGTCCAATGAGCTTTTCAGCCTCTTGGTGCATCCTAGCAATCTCAATAGCAGTCTTACCACGATACTTCTCTGGTAATTCTTCCACTGGTTCACTGACATTAGCTGTTTCAGTTTGTCCTGCAGCGGTGCTGTCAGGTACTGGGGTTGTAATGTCTTGTACTACTTCTTCTTCGCTGCCGTTAAACAGTTCTTCTTCTTGAATAAAGTTTGCTGCCATTTAAAGTCTCCTGTCACCGAATCAAGTGATTTTAGGATTTGTAATCTAAGGCTCTTTCGAGGTGTCTTAGGCGTTTTGCTTTGCTTCTTTTTTTGCTTTTTCTTCCCGGACTCTCGCCCATCTGTCGTAAGCACCAACGTAAGTTGGGTCTGTGCCATCTAAACTCACCCTTACAGGAGAGATAATCCGATTAGCTACATTCCCACAACTACAGGAGATTGTTGTTGTCTCATAATCAACAAAACCTTCTGTAATATGTTCTTCACTACACTTAAAATCGTACATCCTACGCATTCTGAGCTGCTCCCGCAGAGTCGTCCTGCAATGATGCGTAAGCCTGTTCTGAAGCTGGTTTAAGAGTAATGAGCCACTGAAGCAAGTCCAGTTGTCCCTTCTTTATCATTAAATCCGCTTCACTCTGGATTGATAGCACATGGTTCAACGAATTGAACATATTCTGTGCATCTTCCACTAAATCTTGCCACCCTTCAGTAGACATCATTGAAAAGCGGTTTTCGTAATACTGCTGAAGTTTCTTATCTATCATTCTTTGTCCTTTTGGAGAATGTATGTAAGTGCTTACTTACATTTATAGCCGTATTATATACTAAGTTGACAAAAAAGTCAAGAAAAATCTTTACTTTTGTCGTGATTTCTGCATCTGTAGCTCGACAATTTTTCCTCTATTGTCAATATCTTTTTCACGGAGCATCAAATCAGCGATTTTGGCACGCTTTTCAAACTCATTGTCTTGGTTTTGACCATCAATGTTGGTAGAAAGTGAGCTAATGACCTTGGCTTTTAGTTCTTCAGGTAGTAATTGGGTCTCAACTACGGTCTTCTGAGCCTCTGCTTGGTCACGCATTGCACGGGCTTGGAGCGACTGGGTAGTTGCC